AAAAGACGGTGGAACGTCAGTATCAATATCTGGAAGAGACACATTGTTTTTTGTGTTTCTTCCCTCATTATAAAATCTTTCAAAAGGAAGTTCTCGTTGTGGATCATATCCAAGCGTTGGATCTGGACGCATGGGGTCAACAGAAGAAATTCCCATGAGATATGAAATCATGCAACCAGAAGATGATCCTCTAATATCTGCGGGAATACCAGAGTTACGGACGTGATTAATAATATCATTAACAATGAGAAAATAACCAGACATATCGGCTTGCTTAAATACGCCAAGCTCATGTTGAATTCTTTTAATATAGAACTCCTTAAGATCTGGATTTATTTTTAGATCATTGATAAGACCTGTGGACTTGAATCCTTTTCTGCATAGTTCTTTTAGATGTTCATGTGAGTCATCTATTTTATGATCTGATATTTTAAATACTGGAAGAATTGGTCTTTCTTGTATTGAGTAATCTTCAATCAAATCAATAATCTTTAATGTTTTTTCGCCTTCTGGTATAGACTTCATCAAATGACAATTGGCATATTTTTGTTCAAAGATTCGTGAATCATCAAGACCTTTGCAGCAGTCTGCAGATGATTCTTCTTTTGATTGTCTTATTAATTGGTGAAGACTATGGTCTTCTTTATTTAAATAATGAATATTAACTGATGGCAATGACTCGGGAAAATGTTTTTTGATTTCTCTTCCTAGGGCAATGCAACACGGAAGAAAAGATAGATCATAATATAAGAATACATCATCATATATCTTTGAGAAATTAGAAATAACTTTGTTTACTCGCTCTTTCCAATCCTGATGAAGTAGCGACTCGCAATCATCCACAGAATCTGATTCATAAGCCATCTCTGGATTTATATACGCTGTAAAGAAAATTTGACTTCGCAAATCACCAATAAGACAAATTAATCCACCTCGATATGAATACAGATTATCTATTTGGGTTCTCGGCATGCCATTAAATGAAAGAGCCTCTTTTGTTCTAGCAAGAGAAACCAATTTCACGATATTCTTATATCCAGTTTTATTTTTGGCAATAAGAGTTATTCTGCCTGAAAATGTCTCACCATTATAAATATCTAGCTCAACTCCAATAACTGGCTTTATATTATGCTCTTTACATTCTTTGAAGAATGGTACTACACCTTTAATATTATTATGATCTGTCATGCATATAGCAGAAAGACCATACTCTTTTGCTTTTGGGATTAGCGTTTCAATAGTAGCTGTACTATCAAGCAAAGACCAGGATGTATGAACATGTAATGGCAAATAACTCATTGTGAATCCTTAAATACATTTCTACGATTTGACGTAGAGGAAATTTTCTCTTCTGCTTTCTCCGAGCGTATTCTGTCTACTGTAAGTAGAGTTTTTTCAATACCATTGGCAAGCATATAATTGTAGATATTTTCACAAATGCTAGAACCATTTTGGCTCTTAGTTTTACCAAAATGACAAGTAGATTTACATTTCCATGACTGTGATGAGTCAACTTCTTTAATTCTCGATGGCAATTGATTGCCTTTAATGGTATTAAAATGATTCTTAATTATTTCTAAAGTTTCCGCCCGCTGAGCGTCATCAAAACAAACGGTAAATGGTCCACCGTCATTAACAAAATGTATGGTCAAAATGCGATTCTTATATTCTGGAAATAGCAAATATGTTGCAAGATCATACATTCTTAGCTGTATATCACTAGATGAAAAATAATTATAGTCTTTAAGTTCTCCAGTTTCCCACGATTTTCTAGATCCTGTTTTCCAGTCAATTATCTCAAGAGTGTCTTCCGATGCGCGAGTAATAAGATCTATTGTTCCTCTAATTTCATAATTTCCAGAAACGGTCTTCTTGGTCAAAATATCATAATACTCAAAAGTAAATCCAGGCATGGTTAAAGGAATTCTAAACTGTTTTTCTGTGTGAAGAACGTTTAACTTTGTAGGATTATAACTAGAGTTAATTATTTTTTCAATTGACTTGATGCAGAATTTTTTATCTGCTTTGTCACTGAGTTCTATCTTTCCTTCATTTTCTTTTTTATATCTAGCCCAGCAAATATCAAGCAAAGCCACATGATCTATAAAAATTCCACCATTATGACCTAGCTTTTTGCCTCTAGCCATTATTTCAAGAACATGGTGAACTATTGTGCCTAAAAGAGCTTTTTTTCCAGACCCACTTGGTATCTGTAGTATTGAATCAAGGAAAAATTGAAATTGACATCCCTCGTATGTTTTAATTGAAGAAGCTCGTAGATACTGGATATTCATTACGTTCTTAGCGCCTGTTGGTTAGTTTTCAATTTTAGCATTTCAACTTTTATGTTATTAATCTCTTTTGGGCTTCTGTTTATAATTAAAAGTATGTCAGATGTTTTATCAATAAAATCTTGCGTAGTCTTAATTTTTTTGGGAGAATAGCCACCTTTATTTTTAACAAATTTATTTTTTGATCTACGCAGTATGTCTTTGTAGATCTTTTGTATTTGTGGAGGCCATCGTTCTTCTATTTTTTCAAATGGAAGATAGATTATATATGGTATCTCATTTTCACTACACGCATGCATAAAATCTATTTCAAAACCTATTGATGCTCTGCATATACAGACCGCCTCCTCGTCATTTACTCCACTAAGATAAGCGGACATACGATTTCTTATAGCGGTGCGCAAAGGATCATTAAAATCATATGCACCATTAATATTTATAGCTTCTGACTTGACACCAATGATCATAAGTATTGTTCAAGAACTTTCTTGATGGCGTTGTTTTTTTCATCCATGCTCATTTCATCATTGATGATTTTATGAAATTTTTTTATATTGGCAAATGAATAGTTGTCTAATGCTGTTTCACTTTCATGTTTATTATCTAAAGCATTTCTAGTGAGCTGTATTACTATTGGCCCATAAAAAGTTGCGTAATCAATTTCGTTTGGAAATCTAGCATCTGAAATTAACGCAAAATCAAGGTTTTCTTCTTTTATCTTTTTTATTGTTGCCTGCACCCAGCAGTCTTTATAAAATGACCTAAATATATTTGTTCCAAAAACTTGCATGACATCTCTAGCTGTCATATAATCATCAGATTTTACATTATATCTATTTTGTAAGAGCTTAGCTAGATCTGTTGTTCCAATTGGCAAATCAGACCACTTAAAACGAGTTGGTGTATTTTTGTCTGAATTTTCGCCCCAACATTGGTTATATTCTAGCCCAAGCACATTCGTGCAAATATGCTTTAGACTATCTGCAAATGGATATATTTTTGAAGAATATCCTTTTCCTTTTAAGAAGGATCTGATATAGGAGCAGGCCGTATCTTTTCCGCTTTGCGCCTTTCCAGTTAAAATAATAATTTTAGTATTCATTTAGATAGTACCTTTAATTGGGGGGCTACATACTTGTTAAATTCATCATCCGTTAGACCATCCGGATCTTTTTTATCTAAGAAGATTTTAGACATTTGTATTTTATCACCATATAGATTCTTAATTCTTTGATAAGCCGCTTGCCCAGCGTCATCTGAGTCAAGAGCAATGGCTAATTTTTTTGCGCCACATTTTTGAAGAAGAGCTAATTGATTTAATGACATTGATGACCCTAGCAGAGCCACTGTATTTTTTAAACCATATGAATGTAGCCTCCAACAGTCAAATGGTCCTTCAACAATAACAGCAATACCAGCGCTATTTATTGTAGCGCAAGCTTTATCAATATTGTATATTTCTATTGATTTGTTGAATCCCTTTGGGTAATTTCTCCACTTTACAAAAAGCTTTTTAAATTTATCGTCAATGGTAAATCTACTTGGGTAATACCACCCATCATTATTTTTATCAAATATTGATCTTCCTGTGATTCCAACCAATTGTCCAGCAACATTTCTAATTGGAACCATTAATCTATGGTGATAGGTTTTTCCACCTGTTGAAACACCAGATTCAAAATACTTGCATGTTTCTTCTGAAAATCTGCGCAGTTTAATAAAATCATGAGAGGCATCTAGCTTCTCTAGTCTTTTATCACAAATTGGTGGATTATATAGTGAATTATACTGCCCTCTATTAATCTTTACTTCTTCAAACTGATCAGAGTTAATAATTTCACGTATCCAATCAATAGTTTCTTGAAAACTAGTTTTTTTAAGACCCCTACAAAGACCAATTATATCATTGCCATATTTTCTATGGCAGTTATGTGTAAAACATGACCAACAACATTTACCAAGATGATAACTAAAAGCAGTTTGATTATCACCTCCATGAACTGGGCAAGAAGACTGAATATTAATATTTCCATTGATTTCAAAACCAAGGGCGTTCAAAATCTTCGTGTCGTTTTCACACGCAATTTTCTTGAACGCCTTTAGTTCATCAGAAGTCAATTTCGTCTTCGTCATCATCGTTTTCTTCTATCGTGTCATTAGATTCTAGTATCTCAAAATTAAATTTACCTTCAACCATTTCAGATCTCTCAAGATTGGAAATAACATTGATATATTCTGATGTTGAGTCCATTCCTTGACCATATCTAGTTTCGATTACAACTAGTTTTCTATCACCGTTAGTTTTGCTGTCTCCCGCTGCTACATCTTCGTCAGTCTTCTTTTTCAAATAAGCCAAACTTGAGCACAGCCAAAGGATTCTGTCACTTCCAGAAACAACGCTAGTATCTTCTTTATTTATTCCATCTCTGTTGAGCTGTACCGTTGCAAGAATTGGAACATCATATTTTACAGCAAAGTTATGAAGCTTTGTGATGAAATCTCCAAGGTATTGGTATTCCTGTATGTCTCCAACATCTGACATATCCATAGTCTTCAAGTAATCCAACATAACTAAACAGTTGTTAGTATTACCTCCTTCATCACGTCCAACCACAGATGAAAGCCAACGTCGTGTAATAGCCATTATCTCTTCTGGTTTTTTACCAGCAATGCTGATATGATAAAATGGCAAATCTTTAATTGTTGTGAGACACTGATCAATAGCAAACTTCATGTTATCTTTTTGAGCAAACTGACCTGTCTCGATAGAGTTTTGATCAACACCAGAGTGCAAGGAAACCCATTTTACTGTCTGTGTTTCCTTTTTCATTTCTGTATCTAGATATAAAACTGGAATTCCCTGCTTGGAAAGATTGGCGGCGACATTTAGACAGAAAGTGCTTTTACCAACTTTTGGTCTAGCACCAACGACATTGACAGTCCCTCTTCTATATCCGCCACCAACAGCCTTATCGTATCTTGGAAATCCAGTTGGAAGACCAGCGGATGTAACTGGATTTTCAGCGATATAGTTTATGTGATCGGTGGCAAATGAACCTATTTGAACTAGATCATTTTCTTTAGTGATATCTGGGATAAAATCAAATACAGATGATTCAACTGAAGATGCTACATCAACAATGCTTTCGCTTCCAGAAAGACCATCAATAACTTTTGCTGCCGATGAAAGCTTTTCACGAAAAGCGCGAGATAAACTCCAAAATTTAACTTGTCTTACAAAATGATGATAATCATTTTTGCTAGTATCAAGATCTGCTATTTCAGATATTTTGCTTGATTCTTTGTCAGATACAGATCCAGTTTTTGAAATTTCAGAAACCAAAAGCTGTGGACTTACTTTGCCAGAAAATCCTGACTCAGCAAGAGTCTTGATAGCAAAGAAACATCTTCCTAGAAACTCATCTTTAAAATCTGTTTCTGACAAATGAACATCTGAACTAAAAACAATCTCTGCACCGTTTTTAATGATGCAGGAGATTGTGCTTAATTCTGAAGTTTCTTGATTATATGATTTTACTTTATTCTGCATTTGTTGCATTTGATCTTGATTGAACTGTCAGATTGTAGCAAACCCGCAGGATATTCTTTATTAAAATCAAATCGTGTTGAACACACTTCGCAGTTTTTAAAGTTTGGTTTGTATTCATCACGATATTGTTTTTTTCTTGTTGCTAATTTTTTTATACCCTCAGCATACGTTGGATTAGAGTCTTCTGGAAGCTCAAACTCAGAACTAGAGATAAATTTTGTTTCTGACTCTAGATTTGAATTAGTTTCTTCAGTATCACTATTTTCATACGTTACTTCAGTTTCTTCAACCTCTTCATAGCTATCATTACTACTAGTATCTCCAAGAAGTATTTTTTTAATTGCCTCAAGTTTTTCTTGATGCTCAGAAAACACTGGTTGTGAAATTACTATTGGTGCTGTCTCACCAAAGATAGTGGTATAAAACTCTCGTACAGATTCCATATCATTTGTTATAATTGCTTTTTGTAAAAACCCTTTAAGATCTTTCATTTATTGGTCCTCTTTTTTCAAATGCCAAATTTTTTAAACACGAAGACATGAACTCTATTTTTCTATCAATGTCTTCTATTGATTTTAGCTGAACTTCACAAAAAGATTTGACTGAATCAAGTTCTTTAGCGTGAATATCATTTCTTTTAATAACTAATGATTTTTCTGCTAGACCATACCCTTCAGTGTTTGGAAGTTCTCTTCCAATGATTGAGTTTATGTTAGCGTCGCACCAAGATATATTTGCTCGCAGTCTATTGGCTTCAGTCTTTATATAAAGCCCATACTGAGCTAATCTAATTGCATCAATAGCCAATTCGTCTCTTGGTGCTGATTTTAAATATTCGCGAGAAAGAGACAAAAGTTTATCGACTTCTGGTGGAACCATAATAGATGACAATTTAAACTTGTCACGAAATTCCGCCATCTTTTGTTGTATTTCTTTTTTTTGCTGCTCTTCATTTGCCAAAGTATTGCTCCGCTTCTTTTATGGAGTGTAGCTTTATTAGTCTGATATTATTTAGTTCACAAAAAAGTTCTTTTATCTCATCTCTCTGTTTTTGCTTTTCAAAATCCTCAAGAGAATCATGAAAGAAAGGATTCATTTCAGAATGTTGTTCACCTTGAATTTCAAAGGCAATTTTTCTTTGTGGCAAATAAAAATCAAGCGACAATCTAGTATCTGGTATTGTTATATCTTCAAGTATTGGATCTAATGGATACTTAGATGATATCATTTGACCAATACTATACTGTATTTTAGATCTGCAAACAGCTTTGCTCTTCATTGGCCATGTTGCTGGACGAAGATCCCAAACTATTTTTTTTGATGGATTGTTTACAGATATTACTTGCATGGCATAGACATCGTTTCTACTTGTGAAAGCAATGATTTGTATAGTTCGTCATTTTTACGCAAAGCATCTACGACAGCCAATTGGCCTTGAAGTTTTTCTTTTATGCCATTTACAGCATACCAAGCTCCTGCCTTTTGTATCAGACCAAGCTCACAGCAAACATTGAATAGATCCATATGCTCATCTACACCTCTACCATAAATAATTGGCACAGTTACTTCAGCCCCTGGTGCACCAAGGGCTGATGCAATCACATTAAA